GTATCTTCTGAAAAAAGAAATAGTATGTCAAAGAAAGAGAGACTTGCTGCAGCTGCTGCAAAAAGAAGAGAAGATCCAAGACAACAAGAAAAATCTGGAGCATCTTCTCCAACGATGGTAAAAACCGACAGAGAAACTAGGAAAGAAGAAATGGACACAAGAAGAGCACCAGCAGAATTAGTTGCTAGATTGAGTGCCAGAAGAGAAGGAGAGATGGCAAAAGATGGTCCTAACAAACCAGCATATGATGCTAAGCAAAGACTTCTTGCTAAAACAAAAGCAAAAAGAATGAAAAATAAAGAATTAGAGTTAGAAGAAGCAAAAGATAAAAAAGGAAAGGGAAGTGGTAAAAAAGATGCTTGCTATAGTAAAGTAAAATCACGTTACAGCGTTTGGCCATCTGCTTATGCATCTGGAGCATTAGTAAAATGTAGAAAGGTAGGTGCAAAAAATTGGGGAAATAAGTCTGAGTCTGCAGAAGCTAATGCTAAAATGTTAGCAGGTGAAAGATATTGTGATCTCTGCCAAAAGATGGAAAAAAGAGATGAGTGTATGTATGGTCCTAAAATGTGGGATAAGCATTCAAGAGGAATTAGTGAAGATTGTGTACCAGAACAAAAAACTTTTGATCAATTCATTTTAGAATCTGCTGCTTGGACAAGAAAAGAAGGACAGAATCCTGAGGGTGGACTCAATGACGCAGGACGTAAGTCTGCCAAAGCAGATGGACATAACTTAAAACGACCTTCAAAGAAAGTTGGTAATAAGAGAAGAGATTCATTCTGCAAAAGAATGAAAGGTATGAAGGAGAAACTCACTTCTGCCAAAACTGCTAATGATCCAGATAGCAGAATCAACAAAAGTTTAAGAGCTTGGAATTGCTGATATGAAAAGTTTTCAAGAATTTCTTTCCGAAGGAGTCACTATTCAAGGTGACTTCAATGGAAATATGTACATAGGTCAGGAACAAACACAACAGCAGGAGACTTATTCTGCTGATATTGTTTGGGAAGGCAAGTTATACAGATTGGAAATGGAAGGTGAAATGATTCCCAAAAATAAATTAGCAGAGCAAATTCAGGGTGAATATCCTGGAGCAATTGTTCATCAAGTTTATCCTGGTGAAAATTCATCATCTAGAATTAAAAGTGCTAAGAGATATCAACCAGAAAGATTGCAATGGAGTGACTGAATATGCCATTTAAAAATTACTTATGGGACGAGGCATGGGAACTCAATGTTTCTCGTGGTAAAGTTCGTGGTGCATTTCACATCATAAAGTTTGGTAATAATGATGACATTGATGGTTCATTAGAGACCATCTGGGATGGTGGTGGTCTTTATACATACCTAACTTCTGCAGGAGTTTTAACAGTTACAAGTACAGATAGTGATGATTCAGAATCTGGAACTGGTGCAAGAACTGTGACTGTTGAAGGTCTTGACTCCGATTTTAATCAAGTTTCAGAAACTTTAACTGTTGGTGGTTCTGCAGGAACTGTAGAATTCTATAGAGTATTTCGTGCATTTGTTGCATCTTCTGGTTCAACTGGAAGTAATGAAGGAACTATTAGTATAAATCAAGGTGCAACAAATCTTGCACAAATTCGTACTGTAGGTTCTCCAAGTTCAAGTGGACTTGGACAGACCTTTATGGCATTATATACAGTCCCTGCTGGATACACTGGATATATCTATCAATTTGACGTATCAACTGCGAAAGCGGATGGTGATGTTTACTTAATGAAAAGACTTCATAATCCAAATGATGGTGCATGGAGAGCACAGGACACGATTCATACCAATGTAAATAGTGTTGAGAGAGAATATAAATTTCCAATCAAAATTCAAGAGAAAGCAGATATTGAAGTAAGGGCATTATCTCCCACTAATAACATGAAGTGTGCTGCAACTTTTTGTATTCTATTAGTTCAAAATAACGATACTTGATTTTAATATGCCAGATAATATATACCTAGGTAATCCTTTATTAAAAAAAGCTAATACTCCAATTGAATTTAGTGAAGATCAAATTATTGAATTCATTAAATGTAAAGAGGATCCAGTTTATTTCGCAAAAGAATATATTAAAATTGTAAACGTAGATAGGGGATTGATTCCCTTTGAAATGTATGATTTTCAAACAAAGTTAATTGATAACTTTCATAAGCATAGATTTAATATATGTAAAATGCCAAGACAGAGTGGTAAAAGTACCACTGTAGTTTCATATCTTTTACATTATGCACTTTTCAATGATAATTCAAATATTGCAATTCTTGCTAACAAAGCATCTACAGCAAGAGATCTTTTAGGTAGATTACAAACTGCTTATGAAAATTTACCGAAGTGGTTGCAACAGGGAGTTCTTGCCTGGAACAGGGGATCTTTAGAAATTGAGAATGGATCTAAGATTGTAGCAGCATCAACATCAGCATCTGCTGTTCGTGGTGGATCTTATAATATAATATTTTTGGACGAATTTGCATTCATCCCAAATCATCTTGCAGATCAGTTTTTTGCATCTGTATATCCTACAATTTCTTCTGGTAAATCAACTAAAGTAATTATGGTTTCTACCCCCCACGGTATGAACCATTTTTATCGTTATTGGCACGACGCTGAAAGAGGAAAAAATAAGTATGTGGCAACTGAGGTTCATTGGACTGAAGTTCCTGGAAGAGATGATAAATGGAGAGAAGATACAATTGCAAACACTTCTGAACAACAATTCAGAGTTGAGTTTGAATGTGAGTTCTTAGGTTCAGTAGATACTCTTATTGCTCCTAGTAAGTTAAGGAGTATGGTATATGATGATCCAATTAATAGAAATGCAGGTTTAGATATATACGAAAATCCAATATCTGGTAATGATTACTTAATTACTGTCGATGTAGCAAGAGGAGTTGAAATTGACTATTCAGCATTTGTAGTTTTTGACATATCGACTTTTCCTCATAAGGTAGTTGCAAAATATAGAAATAATGAAATAAAACCAATGATATATCCATCAGTTATACATCAGGTTGCGAAGTCATTTAATAATGCATTTATATTGTGTGAGGTTAATGATGTTGGAGATCAGGTAGCAAGCATTTTACAATATGATTTAGAGTATGAGAATCTTCTTATGTGCTCAATGCGTGGAAGAGCTGGTCAATTAGTTGGTCAGGGATTTTCCGGTAAGAAGACTCAACTTGGAGTTAAAATGTCTAAAGTTGTTAAAAAGGTAGGTTGCTTAAATTTAAAAACAATAATAGAAGAAGATAAACTTATATTCAATGATTATGAAATTATTTCAGAACTAACTACATTCATTCAAAAATCAAACTCTTTTGAAGCTGAAGAAGGATGTAATGATGACTTAGCAATGTGCCTTGTAATTTATGCTTGGTTGGTTGCTCAAGATTATTTTAAAGAACTAACTGAACAAGATGTAAGAAAGAGATTATATGAAGAGCAAAAAAATCAAATTGAGCAAGATATGTCCCCATTTGGATTTATTATAGACGGAAGAGAATCTACATCAATAGTAGATAAAGAAGGTGATGTTTGGCAACTAGATGAATACGGAGATAGATCATATATGTGGGAGTATAGATAAATGGCAAAAATTATAAATACTTTTAGACAAAAATGAAGCATTTAGAGGAGTTAAAATGGCTTTACGCTTAGCATCTCCAGGGATTAATATTAGGGAAGTAGATTTAACTAGAGGATCAGTAAATGCTACTTCTAGTTTATCTGCGGGAATTGCAGCACCATTTGAAAAAGGTCCCGTAGAGGAAGTAACTGAGATTCGTAATGAAAATCAGTTGTTTGAAACGTTTGGAAGACCAAGTAAAAATGATTTTCATTATGAGTATTGGTATTCAGCAGCAAACTTTTTATCTTATGGGGGAAGTTTAAAAGTAGTAAGAGCAGATTCTTCTAATCTTAAAAACTCAAATGCTGGAGTTGGCGAAGCTTCATCATCAACCCTTAAAATTAAAAATTTTGAAAATTATCAAGAAGGTTCTACTGGATACTACTGGGCGGCAAAAACTCCAGGATCCTGGTCAGAATCAGTAAGAGTTTGTGTAATTGACAATCTTGCAGATCAAACTTTTTCTGGATTAAGCACTTCGTTAATTACTGTTGGAGCTGCAATTACTCAAACAGTTTCTTCTGATGAATCTTTAAGAGGAATTGTAACTGGAGTAGGAAGTTCCGAGTTTTATGTTAAGGTTGTAGGAAAGGTCAATACTTCAACTGGTACTGCAGTAACAACTTCACAAGAATATACTGAAAGAGGTAAATATTCATTCAAAACAGGATCTGATTTTTATATAAATGGATCTTTAGGAGCAGGAACAACTTCAGTTTCTGTATCTAGAGCAGGTTTAGGAACAGAATCTGCATCAACAATTGGAGCAGGAAGAAGTTTCACTTTATTAAATGAAATTGGAACTACTACATTACAACTAGCTGGAGGAGATACTTTTACTGTATCTGATTCAGAGGCTATTGTAGCAAGCAGTTCTGGAATTTCTGTAAATAATGTTATTTTAATAGGAACAGAACTTTTTAGAGTTAATAATGTTCTTGGTAACAACTTATCAGTAAGAGATAGTGGAGGTGTTAGTTTCAATGGTTATGGAACAACTCAAACAGAGCATTTGGATGGAGATACTGTAACAATTTTTGAATTACAAGCTAGTGCTGTAGAGATTACTGAAGAAGTTTCTTCAACTGATACTACTTTAAAATTGAATACTATTGGAGATGTCACAGCAAATGATTATTTAATTCTTCAAGATGAAAGTAATGCTGCTGTATATGGTGAAATACTTAAAGTAGATACAGTTTCAAACACTGGAGTATTAACTCCAAATACTATTGAAGATTGGTACAATACACAATCTTTACTGAGTACTGCAGATGGTGATTCTACAAATATTTTGTGGAGAGATGTAGCACCAAAACCAAGAACTAATGATTATGTTTCATCTAGAAATGGTGGAAATGATTCTTTCCACTTAGTTGTAGTTGATAATTTGAAGGGATCAAATAACAATAATAATGTAACACAAGAAAGATTAGAAACATTCCTAAATCTTTCAAAAGCAACAGATGCAAGAATTTCCCCATCTCAAAAAATTTATTATAAGGAATATCTTGAATTAAATTCAGAGTACATTTACGCTGGAAGTGTATTAGGTGCAACTGATACTTTCTGGAAAGTAAATCCTGTTGCTTCTAACTTCTCAAGTGGAAACACTCCAATTTCAACTTCATTAGGATTATGGGGACAAGAAGCTTCCGGAGTATTCTTCAACTCAATTGGAAACAAATCATTCACTCTTACTGGTGGTAAAGATTACTCCGGAACTAATAACGTAGGAGGTTTCTCAGTAGGAGTTGCTGACATTGAGAGTGCTTATAATGAATTGTCAAATGAAAATGAAGTAGAATTAAACTTCTTACTTCAAGGTGGAGCATCTGGAACTACTGAGGAT